CGCTACTTCCACACTATCAGCGAATGGAACCTTTGATTCGCCCGGGAAGCAAAATACGAGCTCACCCGGCCGCTCAATCTGATCGGTATAGCCGTCCGGTCCCGGCTTGACGAGACCTTGATCATGCGCCCACGATCCGCGAATCAAATAGATCTTGCTGTCGCGATCCGCATGGTCAGGACGGGCGTCATAGCCTGCCTGCTTGAAGTGCGAGCGCCACTTCGCAGCGATTGCACCGCTTTGCTTGGCCACCGCATCGTTGACGGCATCGATCAGCTTGTGCCCCTGGTCGATACTGACGCGCCGAGCTTCGTACTTGATCTGCTGAATCGGCTTGGCGATGTGCTCTTTGACATCCACCTTGTCGACGACAAGCGAGCCCTGATCGGGTATCGACGTCGCCCAGCCAGAGAAGCGCTGGAGGGTCTTCTCGATCGCCTGCTCGCGATTCAGCTTGATCAGGTTCGCACTGGCGAGAATCCGCTTGTCGAGCTCGGCGCGCGCGAATGGCTTCAGACGCTCGAGCGTGAACCGCGGAATGCCCGGGTGGTACCTAAGTGCCGCCGACTTCGAGAACGTCCGGTCAAAGACGGTCTGCATTGCCAGTTGCATCCGGCTCTGGATTTCCTTCGGAGACGGAAGGTCGGCAATGGCAGCGAGCCTCAGCCGGCGCAGCCAGTTATCCAGCCGCGCGATGTCGTCATACCCGTTCTCTGAAATATCTCGAACCGCCGCCGTCAGGACTTCGTGAAAAGTCGCGTTGATGGAGGGGCGGACGCTCATTCGTGGCTGCTTTCGACAATGGGTTTAGGCTCTGTTTCGGGCTCGGGCGGGACATACGACGCAAGCGCATCTTCGTCAAGTTCAAGCGGAGTGGAAAACAGCTTTTTCCGCCCGTTTGCGACTTCAGCAAGCCAGATGGTTGCCTTCGCCTTATTGACCGGGTCGAGCTGCGGCGATGCGACCTCATACAGAGCGATCGCCGACTTCATCACGGTATCGTCAACCTTGATCAGCTCGCTCTCAGGCTCAACCAGCAGATTCGGCCACGTCGCCGTGAATGAGTTCTTCCACTCGTAGAAGGCCGTCTCGTACGGAACGCGTTGGTACTCGGCGTACTTGCGCTGGATGATCTTGTAGAACTCGGGATTCCACGCGCGCCGCATGACGATTTCGTCCATGAAGCGATAATCCGGCTGCATTTCGATGCGCATCCGGTCGATATAGCGCGCGATAATCTTGGCGTCTTCCGAGCCTTCGCCGAACCCTTCGGTCAGTGTCTCCTGATACAGCATCGACGCCGGCATCTTCGCCGCGGTCGAGATGTTCTTGATGCAGTTGTTCCGCGAGAACTCGGCAGCGTCGCGCAGGTTCTTCAGGTCAATTGACTCAATGGACTCGTCAATGCCGATCGACACAACGTTGCCGGTCTTGGCGCCCTTGATCGCGTTGCGCTTAAGTCCAAACCAGCTACGCGCGCGCTGATCGATAACTGAACCAGGCGATTTCATCTTCGCAACCAGCAGCGCAGCCTTTTCGGCCACGGCCTGATCGGTGATCATCGTCTGGATATAGGTCTTCAGCGGGAAGAGGGCACGCTGATAGACAGAACGTCCCACGAACCCGAATGCGCTATTGGTCCATTCGATGTAGACCGGGTTCTCATTGAGCGCGATCACCGCGCGCGATGAGTGGTAGTCCTTGCCAGCGACGCGGATATATTGCGGCTTCTGGAAGTCAGGCGCGTTCGGATCCTGATTCAATGTGAGTGAGCCAGCCGTGTTCAGCGGATCCCAGGTGTTGAAGTACAGCTCCATTTCGTGGAGCCTTTCATAAGGCAAAGGATCGGTCGTCGGCAGTTCGTCGCCATTCAGGAACTTGCCGCCCACACCTAGAGATGCAATGCCATACACGCGCTTGAGCGTCTGGTGACCTTTGATAACCTCGTCGGCGCCCGTCCTGCCGATAGCCATCCATTCGCGCTGGAAGGCCTGCTTCAGGTCATCCTCGGGGGCGCCGGGAATGGTGATCTCGCGTTCCTGGCTCTGGGCTTCCTCGATGGGTGCCTCAGCCATCTTTGCGCCTAGCGGGTGCGCCACATAAAGCGTCTTCGCCATTTCGTACGAGGGCATCGCCCCCGGCACGATGTCATCGGCCATCAGAATCTGCATGAGCGAGGACGGAATGCTGGCGCCAGTGCCGATTGTTGCGGCGCCGCCGTCATTGTCGAAATCGCTCATTTACCAGCCTTCTGAGTCGCCGAGGCTGATTGCCACGCCGTAAGTGAATGTGTCTAGCAAGTCGTACTGGTGCGGCGTCTTGGAGCCTGGGCGGAATCCGCAAACTTGCGAGGTGAGGTGATTGCGCGTCTGTCCTTTGAACTCGCTCACCTTCTCGTATGCATGCCGACTGAGCTTGACCTTGCCTACATAGACGTGACCCATCACCGACAGGGCGCGGCCTTCCTTGCCTTGGGCGACCAGTTCGTTGTCAATCGGGTAGGCCGGCAAGCCGCGACGCGCCGCCTGCTGCAGCAGCACAATCCCGCTCGCCTTATCTTCGATCCACATGCCGGTGTTGCCTTCGCGTGCTTTCGTCAGCTTGGCGAGGTGCTCCAGGCGCTGATTGACCGATGGAAGCCAGTCATCCAGCAACGCAGCCTCTATCTGGATCAGATCCCAATCCAGAACAACCAGCGGATGCCCCGCGATCTTGTTGCGCGCATAGTAGGTGACGGCGGTGCCATCGTGCTCCAGACCATCCTTAAGCGCCGTGTCGAGCACCGCGAAGACCTGGTCGCAACGCTCCGGATAATCGATGGGCTGGCCGTCCTGAAGCAGGCTGTCAATGCTAAACAGCGTGCCTTCAAGCGGACGCGGCAACTGCTGATACAGAGCCGACCACGAGCGCGGGTTGCTTTCAAATTGCGCCCAGTGCTTCTCATCGAACCACTCCGGCCAGAGATATTCGCCAATCTTGCGGTCCAGTGGGTCATTGTCGACCTCGCACCGGGCCTGCAGACAGACGACCTCCCACACATTGCCGTCGCGGCACATGATCGGGCCGCTTTCACCCTTCCATGTTTCGGGAAGGATGCGACCAGCTAGGTCGTTTTCATTCCAGCGCGTCTGGATGATGACGATCCACCCGCCGGGGATCAGGCGAGTCTTAAGCGACTCGTCATACTCGGAAAATGTCTTTTCCTGCACTACCAGCGAATCGGCTTGCTCACGATTCTTTACCGGGTCGTCAATGATCAGCCCATGGCAGCGATTGCCGGTCACGCCCGACATGATCCCGCAGGCCATGTACTCGCTGCCGTTGGTCAGCGCGAACTCTTGCGCCGCGGCGGAATCACCCGCTATCTCGGCGTTGAACATCTGCTTGTACCGCTTCTGCTTGATGATCGACCGGGTGCGCCGGCCCATCTTGCGGGCCAGGTCATCGCCGTAGCTCGCCAGAATGATCTTGCGGCCCGGCTCGGCACCGAGGTAGCGCGTCGGGAAAACAACTGATGCGTACGTCGACTTCGCCGATCCGGGTGGCATGAAGAACATCGCCCGCCCATGCGGCGTCTTGCTGATCCTATCCATCGTCTCGAGGATGAGGCGATGGTGCGGAGCCAGCGTTGTTTCTATCGGCTCGAAGAACTCTGTGTCCGGGTCATCGCTAACGGGGCGCCCGGGAATATCTATCGCATTGGCGTAGTGCAGAACATCGGCGCGAGCCTTACGCCGTATTAACAGCTCCCGCGCCGCCTCCTGCAATGATTGCGACGAGTTCGTCATCCGTCATGTCCTGCGGCTTGCGCTGGTTATCGACCTTGGTGGTCATTTCGATCTTTTGCGCCTCGATCAGCCCGTAAGCCTCGCGCTCCAGCCCGACCAGCGTCTTCATGGTCTCGGCCAGCTTCTTCATACTGTCAATGCGGCCCGCGCTGGAGATGACCTTGTTATATAGGTCATTGCGCTTATCGGAACCCCTGTCGTCTTCGGAGCGAAGGATTTCCCCGAGTTCGCGGAAGAGGTCAATATCGACCGTCTCGACTTCCAACTCCGCGAGCATGGACATTGCAAGGGCCCGCGCGCGTCCAATATCCTTCCGCTGGGTGATTTGAACACCAGCTAGGAACTCGCTGTTGACCGCGACGATATCTTTCTCTGAGTACGCGCCTTCGGTGCGTACCGAACTGCGTACCAGTTCCTTGCGTACCAGCTCAGCGGCCTTTGCCTGGACCTTTCCGGCGAGGTCTCTGGCCCACTCGTCGCGCTTGGCCCGTTTGCGGATCGCGCCCTCAGTGATGCTGTGCAGGCCCGCAATTTCCCTCAGCGAGAGAACGCCAGCCCGGTAGTCAGCCTCAATGCGCTCCCAGTCCGGCGCGGCTTTCTTTTCCTGCGCCATTTCTAAACCTTGAGTATTGGTATCGGCTATACCCTCGCGCCAAGCGGCGAGGGGTGGGTTAGGCGAGCATGTTGCTGTTGATCCTGACGCGCGACACTTCGCCGTATTCGCGATGGTAAGTAATCGTCTGCGCGTCACGACCAGAGAGCCACCCACCGCGCGCGGCGTACGCATCCGGCGCCGCCAACGTGCGATGCTGCTCGACAACCATCAGGTTGTTTTCCTTCACGTCGATGCTGTGAAGGTGGCCTGTGTGGGCATAGGCATACTTGGTGCGGCCGAATATCTCGCGGAACTGAGCTGCGAATACTTCCGCAACATTCGTCACCTTGCGCTTGTGGCCGTGATGGAAGAACAGCGCCACCTTGCCGAACTCATACGCGTTGTAGGGCGACGGGCTGCGGTCAACCGTAATGCGCGGCTCATCCTCATAGAGGGCAGAGAACCATTCGCGCATCCATATCTGGCTGACCGGGTCATGATTCGCATCCGCCATCACGATATGCACTCGCTTGTGTTTCGCGAGCAGCATGTCAATCACCGTACGCAGGATGCGGATCGCCGTCCGGACTACCTTATGGAATCGGGTGTCCACGTCCAAAACGTGTTTT